CTCATCATATGAAAGAAGGTGAATGTCAAACTTGTTAAATGACATTTGTCTATCTTCGCCGTATAGATAATCAAGACGCTTTAGCATTCCATCTTGCTTCTTTGATTTTTCATAGGTAGTATCTTTTTGTACCTTGGCGTGAGAGTTCATCAATAGTTTAAACTCTTGAATTTCTTTTTGTGACTCGTCAACATGGTGACAGTCTGGAGTAACAACAGTCTGAATTTTAAACTCATCTGCTAAGTCAGCAAGTTGCTTATTTACTTCTGCACCATTGTGTGGCATTAACTCCATATAGAAGTCATCTTTAAATACTCTCTTAAACCATTCAATATGCTTCTTTGCCTGAGCATACTCTCCGTGCTCTAGTGCTTTTGCAATGATACCGCTTAAACATCCAGATAAAACAATAATGCCTTCTGAGTACTTTTCAAGAACTTCAAAGTCAAAGCGTGGCTTATTAAAATATCCTTCAGTCCAAGCGATCTCATTAATCTTGTTTAGATTCTCTAAACCAAGTTGGTTCTTAGCGAGAAGGATAATGTGATTATAGACCATATCAGTTGGCTCAGTGCGTTCTGCCTTTGCCCTCTTATCAAATCTATCAGCACAAAAATATCCTTCTACGCCAAGTATAGGCTTAATACCCTTTTCTTTAGCCATGCGATACATCTCACGATGACCAGATAACGTACCGTGGTCTGTGATTGCGATTGCACTCATGCCTAAAGCACTAGCACGGTCAACATACTCTTGTGGAGTTGCTACGCCGTCAAATAGTGAGTAGTGAGTATGTACGTGTAAGCCTACGTAACTCATCTATTACCAGTCTGTGTTTGTTGCAGAAGTGGTAGTTGGACCATCAAAGCCCAAATAGAATGCTTCTTGTTCAGCATATGGAATATTGCGAAGAGCAAGTTCCAATGGAAACGGTTCAGTTCCAGACCAATCAAATGGTTCCTTGTCTGGTGCTGATGGAATGAGTGTGTAAGATGTTTCAGTTCCCTGACCATTACGCTTTACTTTCCAAACCAAGTTTGAGATGCTTCCTGTTTCAAGAGCATACTCACGAATGGTATTGAAAGCAGACTGCTTGCTTACACCCATTGACCAAATAGCAACATATGGCTTTTCAATGCCATCGTCTACTAGGACGTTGCAGTAGAAACGAAGACGACCACGCCATCCAGCCTTTGGATCCTTGCGGTGCATCTCTTCTGCCCAGTCACGGCCTTCTGACTCCATTGTATCTACAGCCTTACGCTTATAGTCCTTTGGATTTGTGTGTTCTTTTACAACTAAAGCAAGACCACGACCCTCGTTATAATTTGCTGAGTCTTCGTCTAGTTCTTCAATAAAGCGAATCTTTACTGATTGACCATCGGCAAGTTTTAGCCACTTTACCTTTGGTGAGTTTTCATCATACTTTGGCTTGTCAAGCAGGGCATTAATATTTTTGAGTCCCTTTACTACGCTCATATCTTTCTCCTTTGTGTTATTATATTAGTTTAGCATAGAAGATATAGATTTGTCAAACTGGAATTCAATACTCCTGATTGCATCATCATCCATATCGCCAATGTCTTTGTATTTTTTATCTATGTTGATTACGCTGACTAGAGATCCAAGTTTTTCAACTAACTTATCTTTCATGATCTTGCCAGCCTCATCATTGTCTGCAACAAGTACAACATTGTTGAAGTACTTTTCTAACAGTTTCATTTGAGATGCAGAAACGTTAGCGCCCAGTGTTGCAACTGCTGGGAAACCTACTTGGTCTAAGCGGATAGCATCAAATGATGACTCCACTACATATATAATACTAGAAGTCTTTACTCTATGCAAGTTAAAAAGAATTTTGCTCTTTGGTAATCCTGGAGTATTCTTGAACTCTTTGCCCTCAACAGACCTACCAACAAATCCAATTGTCATGCCATCTGGAGAGTGAACAGGTATCGTCACCATATCTTGTTTTTCTGAGTACCCCAAAGAAAACTTTTTTACTGAGTCTTCTGTAATATATCTTCCAGCGTAATACCTCATTGCCTTTGGAGACTCTAATGCCTGATTATTAAGGCGCTTAATCAATACCTCATCATACTGAACAAAGTCAGGTGCTGCGTACATTGTCTTGTTTACAACAGACTCAATATTTGTTTCTGTTTCTTTGCTTTTAATATAGCGAGCAGTTTCAAAATAAGATCTTCCAGTTGTAAACATAATAAATTCTTCTAGGTTTTTTGTAGTTTGACAACCAAAGCAAAAGAACAGCCCACTATCTTTTGCAACTTCTCCAGCAGGAGTTCTGCTATTGTTGTGATAGGGACAATAAATAATAAAGTCATTGCCAAACTCTGCTTCAATCTCAATTCCAGAACCGTTTAGTACACGGCGGATCTGCTCTTCACTATAGAGATTATTTGCCATCTTCAAAATCCTTATAACGATAGTAGCCTTTGTCAAAGTCTACCTGAACTAAGAAGTCACCCATAAATCCATTACGATTCTTTCTGAATACACACTCAATTACATCGCTGTTAACTCCACGACCAAGTGCAAGCAACCAGTCAGCATCATAGGATATCTGCCTTGACCAAGCAGTTTGACCAAGTGTAGGTGGTGTGCTCAAGTCTTTTACATCATCTGGAGTTGCAGATGAGATAGCAATAATAGGTACTTCTTCACTAATAGACATTAGTTTAAGTTCTCGTGAAAGGTTCTTCATCTTTACCGTTTCATTATCAGCACGCTGATTAGGACTCATTAGTTGAAGATAATCAACAACAACAAAATCTGGTCTATACTGATCAATCTTTCCACGAATAACGGAAGGAGTTACCTCTCCACCAGAGTCATTAGAGATAATATGAAACTCTGGACGACCAGCAACTTTGTTGGCGTGCCACTTACGGAGCATATCAATTTCTACTTCACCATTAGATAACTTGCGGTGTGACCAAAGACCCTCACCCATAATTGCAAATACACGGTTGCGAACTTCTGTCTCACTCATTTCAAGAGAAATAATCATTGGAGACTTTCCTTGTTTCCAAGCCTGCACTGCAAAATATAGTGCCATCCAAGATTTACCAATACCTGGATAAGCAAGGAATACTCCAAGTTGCCCTGGCATAATTCCAGCAGGGAGATAGTTATCAAATCCTGGTAAGCCAGTTTTAATTCCTATAGCACCAAATTCATTTTGCTTCTGGACTCTTTCATAATATGCAACAGCATCTTCAAGATCGGTAGCATCAATATCACGGATTGCAGCAGTATTCTTTTTTAATTCTGAAGTCTTGGTAATAAGATGCTCAAGTGCTTCTGTTCCATTACCAGTCTGAACATCTCCAGCAGCACTGCGAAGAATATCTTTTAGGCTATCGTTAAGGTATTCTGTTTGAAGTTCTGATAGATGATGTTTTGTTGATCCTACTCCAGGAACTGGCTCAAAGTCACGAAACTTTTCTCTAACTAGGTCTGATGGTGGAAGCGCTTGATTGTTTTCAGAGTATAAACGAATAAAATTCCAGATATCGTTATGTGTGCGTAGCATAGTTTCAACATTAGCCTGAAGCAGTACGTGTATTTGTTTATCTTCTAATACTGCGGTAATTACTTTTGCCTCTGTATTATTCACTTAGCCACTCCTTAGCCATTCGTCTGCGCTCTGCTCTGTCTATTCTATCTTGCTCTACTTCTGCTTTACCATTTATAATTTTTTCTGTGTTATATGCAAAATAGTTCCAACTAGGATCTTGTGCAATAGAAAAATAATATTCTAAAACATCATAGCATTGACTAATGCCATAGGACTCAATGAGTGCATCAGCAGCCCACTGTTCCACATTCAAATTCATGTTGGACTTTTGCTCATATCTTTGAACATAAAACTTGTTAAATCTACTGAGCAAAGCCATTCGGTCTTTGCGGTCAGCCATTATGCTTCGGCAGCCTCTTCTTGTGCCTCACGGATCTTGTCTGTCAACTTGTCCTCTACGAACTTATAGACACGCTCAAAAGCCTGATCTGTATTTTCACCATCACGTTTGCTATCTACAACCCCAAGGTCAAGTCGTAGTGATTGAAAGTTACCCAGATTAAGTGTGTAGCCCAGAGTAACTGATACCTTTGTTAAATCGTTTTCCATTATCCACCCATTTCATTTTAAATGGACTCACTCCACACTGGAATAAATCGTCCATCTTCTGTCTTCGTATATGTAAGTATACCGTCTCCCATACGCCGTGTCAATTCTTGGCTTGTCGGAGTCATGTTGTTTGTTATTAATTTGTCTTTTCTTGGTTGCCCAATATGTATACTTGCAAGTATAGCACGAATCTCTTTGACATGCGATTCTGAATAATACGCTCTTGTTTGCCAAGATCTTTCTCCATTTAAACTAGCACCAATCGGTGGAGGAATAACTCCTCGTTTAATTAAACTTGGAATATACTTTCTATGTCTATTGACAAGAATAGCGGTTTCTGATACACTGTAGGCTCTTTCTCTTTGTTTTTTAAAATCAACAAGCATACAAGATTCTAATCTGTCTTTTGTTATGTTGTATACAGTTACTAGTCCTGTTGATCTTGAAGAATGATGAACTTTTATTAGGTCCCCATTTAAAAACCATACTTTAACTTTACCCTTAATTACAGGTTCGTTATTGTATGCTTCGCTCTGGATTTTTCGCTTAGAAGTATCCATGCGCCTTCCTTACTTTCGTTTGGTGGGTGAAAAAATCTTCTTGACCCACAATGAATACAGTAAGTTTCAACATGATCAATACTAGAGTATTGTCTATCAACGAACATTCTGCCTTTGCATTTTTTGCAAGAAATCAATTTGTTTTCCTTAATGTTAGTTTGGTATACCAATAACAATAAGGTTAACACCAACAGTAAGATCGCCAGCAGCATTAAATCTCACAATGCCATCCACCCTTGTTGTTGTAACGCTTGTTAGTGTTACTGTTACGTTTTGTCCCGCTGGAGTTCCACCTTTATTGATTGGTGTTGCAGTAACTACTGGTGCATATTTAAAGTCGCTGTAGGGAAAAGAAAATGGAACTTCTGAAGAAGCAGTAACTGTTTTGTTATTTGCTACATCTACATACCCACCAACAAACTTTGCATCTGATGTTTTTACACTTTGTGGACCAGCAGTCCCTGCATCCACGGTCGTAGACTTGTAGGTTGCTGAGGACACTTGTGCAGACAGATCATTAACTGCCTTGGTTAGTTCATAGATGTACGTAACATCTATCGGTTGCCCTCTTTCGGGTAGCGGTACTTTTGCCATTATATCTCCATTATATCATTAGACCGTGTGCATTGCTGGGTTATAGACACGCAATGTCGTATAGTCCCTTGTTACTGGTTCTCCTACTAAGTATACCTCAACTGTGATTCTATTCGGAACATAAGACTGATCTACCCCACCACTAAAAAATGTATCTGGAACAACAAACCTAGTGCTATTTGTTGTTATTCTTTCTGCATAGTTCCAGTCACCTATTCCATCTGACTTGCTCCACTTAATCCAAATGTCATAATCTTTTGCTTGACGAATAGTATTAGAGCCAATTTTAACTACTACGGGGTCCCACGTTACATTAACAACACCAGAAGATGAAGATATATTTATTTTTCCAGGAACATATGTATAATTAGGATCAACACTATAAACAGAAGACCAAGAAGATCCTCTGTTTTTATCTTCAGAGATAAGTCTATATCTTACGCTATATGTACCATTGATGCTATTAATCGGTGGCAAATCTTCTTTTAAAACTTTTGCCTTTTTAATAATTTCAGCCATTATGTAACGCCTATAGAAAATCTAAACTCAACATAGTTGCTTGTATTAGGTGATTTAATAATTGACTCTGAGGTAGGATTTTGAATAACCGAGTATCCTGTAAGGCCATATAAGACATTTACAGTTCCAACATTTTCTAGCCTCATTGCATCAAGAGCAATATAATAGTCATCTGAAACCACTCCACCATCAATAGCACTAACATAAATTTTAGCAACAGTAACAGCATTCCATGTAAAATTAGCACTTGTATATAGTTCTTGAAGTTGTTTTGAAATAACCACATATCTATTTTCAGTTAAATCATACTCTCCTGCCCCAGTACCATTAGTTATTTCTGCCTCAAACCTAGCATACTCTCCAGTTCCAGCGTCTGTTGATGCAAAGTCTACAAGAATTCTAACTGTGTCGGGTGCAAGAGCAGAATCTCCATCTTTGTTGATAACAGAAAAGGCTAGCCTAAGTTCATCTATTGGAGAGTTTTGAGAAAAGTTTGCACTTGGTCTAGTGTAGTGTATGTGATTAGATCCTGCACCAATAACAAAGTGCCCTCCGCTAACCGTCAAGGTTGCATCATCACCACGCATAAATATTACGTTATTTAAAAATCTGCACCTTTCGTACCTATTCGCTCTTGATGTTTTATAAAAAATTGAATTATCTGCGTTTGTTTGAAAAACTTTTAGCGTTGTTGAAATTATGTTGTCATCATCATCATCAAGTGCTTCAGGTATTGGCGTAATCGCTGTTGCTGAAGATGATGTGTGGTAGTTCCAATTTTCTGAACTAGAAAAAGAAAAAACTGTTTTGCTGTCATATGATCCTGCAGAAGGGTTTGATTTTGCAGAAAAAATTCCAACCTCTGTTATTTCATATCTTTCTTCTGCTGGAAGTTCT